AAGTCAATCAAGAGGTTGTCGCACGATCACGGTTGCGGGTTGATGCGCGCAAATGGTTGGCCGGCAAGATGCACAGCAAAAAGTACGGCGACAAACTCGATTTGAACCACAGCGGCAAGATCGATCTGACTGATGACCAGGTGACGACTCGATTAACGCTGCTGCTTGGCAAGGTGCAAGCGTCTGGTGGTTGATATATCGGCGCTCAGTCCGATTGAGCGACGCGAATTACTGGTGCTGCTGGAAGAAAAGAACCGGCGCGAGGCCAGAAAGAAGCTCAGTACCTATTATCCGGACACCGGACCGCTGCGACGCGAGCTCTACACGAAGCACATGGAGTTTTTCACTGCTGGCGGCCAGTACCGCGAGCGATGCTTCATGGCGGCGAACCGAATTGGCAAGACAGAAGGGGCGGGCGGGTACGAAACCGTGCTGCATCTGACGGGCAATTATCCGCACTGGTGGAATGGCGCCGAGTTTGATGCGCCTACGAGGTTTTGGGCGGCAGGCAAGACGAATGAAACAACGCGCGACATCATCCAGGCCAAGTTATTCGGCCGCGTGACTGGATCCGGAAGCACCAAGCATGTCAGCGGCACTGGATTGATACCTGGCGACGCGATTGGCGACTTGACTTGGAAAGCCGGCGTATCGGATTTGATTGATACCGCGCTAATCAAGCACGAACCGACCGGCGAATGGTCGGTGCTGGGGTTGAAAAGCTACCAGCAAGGCCGCGGCGCCTTCGAGGGAACGGAGCAGGACGGGATTTGGCTCGATGAAGAGCCGCCGCTCGATGTCTATGGCGAGTGCTTGATCCGGACAGCAACGACTGACGGGCTGATTTACATCACCTTCACCCCGCTCGAAGGCATGAGCGAGACTGTGATGCAGTTCCTGCCGAACGGAAAGATACCTGATGCCTGAAATTACGCCATCAAAGTACCTGGTCATGGCGGGCTGGAATCATGTACCGCACTTATCGGACAAAATGAAAATAGAATTGTTGGCAGCAACGCCGTCGCATCTAAGGGCGGCGCGAAGCGAAGGCATTCCGTCGTTGGGTAGCGGCGCGATATTCCCTGTCGATGAAGCGATGATTCGCGTCGATCCGATGCCGATACCAGAGCATTGGGTGCAAATATCCGGCCTTGATTTCGGGTGGGATCATCCAACCGCAGGCGCGTGCTTGGCTTGGGATCGTGATGCTGACTGCATTTATGTCACCAAGGACTATCGCCAACGGGAAAAGCCGCCGGTGATTCATGCCGCTGCGATTAAAGCGTGGGGCGACTGGATACCCGTGGCATGGCCGCACGATGGCAACAATGACACAGCAGCCGGTGAGGCGTTGGCCAAGCAGTACAAAGCGCACGGGCTAAAGGTATTGGCAGAGCACGCCACACATCCAGCCGGCGGAAACAGTGTCGAGGCTGGCTTGATGGAAATGCTCGATCGGATGGAAACCGGCCGCTGGAAGGTGTTCAGTACCTGCAATGCGTGGTTTGAAGAGTTCCGCCTGTATCACCGCAAGGATGGCAAGGTAGTGAAAGTGATCGACGATACCATTTCAGCGAGCCGCTACGCTTACATGATGCGCAGATTTGCCAAGACGAAGCCGGCCAAGAAGTCTGCCGGTGAGGGTTTTGAAGCGCAGAACTCAACATTCGGCTACTAAAGCCGAGAAATAGGCGAATTTTCGCCCGCAATCAATCAATTTGAGCCGCCACAGTGCGGTTCTGTCGTTTCAGGAGAATCAACGTGCGCAACATTCAACCAGGAACGCCAGAAAAATGAGTCAGAACCCGCTGGCCTCGCTGTCTTTGCGCTTGTCAGAGTTGCGCGCCGAGGCAATCGAAGGCCGCCAGTCGTCGGGCATTGAGCAGATTTGGAAGGAAGACCGCGAGTATTACGACGGCATTGACGACGCGAACCGTGCGGAAAAGATGCTTAAACCGGCAACGAGCGATGGAAGTTTTCAGCGCCAGCGCAAGAAAAAGACGCAGCGCTCGACGATATTCCTCAACCTAACGTCGCGCTACGTCAATGCAGCCGGTGCGTATGTTTGTGACAAGTTGATTCGTTCTGACGTATCGAACTACGGATTGCGGCCGACACCGAATCCTAGCCTGATTGAGCAGTCGAAGGACGAAACAACGCAAGCAACCAATCCAGACGGCACGCCAGTCGAGGCGCCGGTGACGGACGAACAAGGGAACCAGGTCGAGCAGCCGCACGTCGTCAATGGCCAGGTGATGATGGACAACGCCACTGGCCAGCCGGTGATGATGCCTGCCACTAAGCCGGTGAGTGTGGCAGAAGTTGCCAAAAAGGCCATCGCGGATGCCAAAGCCGCAGCGGAAAAGGCCAAGGTTCAGATCGATGACTGGCTGGTTGAGTGCGGTATCAATGGCCAATCGCGCAAAGTGGTGATGGATAGCGCGCAAATCGGCACCGGTGTTTTGTATGGCCCAGCGCCAACGATGATTAAGAACAGTGCCGTGCTCACTCGCGACGGCAAGACGATGCTGGAGATTGAAGAAAAGATGGTGCCGCAATCTAGGCGCATCAGTGTGTGGAATTTGTACCCCGATCCTTCGTGCGGAACGGACATTCATCGCGGGAAGTACGTTTTTCAAGACGATGAAATCAATTCGAGGTTGCTCGAAGCGCTCAAGGATGATCCGAGCTACATCGCGGACAACATTACCCGGGTGTTGGAAGAGGGTCCGAAGCACGCTGTCACCGGAACATTGAAGCGCAAAAAGGATTGGACGAAGGGCAAGACCGAACTATTCCAGATCTGGTACTTCCACGGCTATATGTCGGGCGAAGAGCTTGAAGCCTGTGGGTGCGATCTGAGCGAAGGCGAGGAAGTCCCGCAAGAAGAGCTTGGGTTGATCGAGTCCGCGCAAGGCGAAGCGGAGCCGAGCGAAGAGGTGTCAGATCAAGGCGATCCGCCCGAGAACGTGATCGAAGCAGGCGATATGGAAGTCGCCACCGCAGAAGAGCAGGCCGCAGCGCGCAAGAACAAGCAATATCCCTGCATCGTGGTGATGGTCAATGATGTCGTGATCAAAGCCATGCTGTCGCAATTCGATTCCGGACGATTCCCGTACAACGTGATGTGTTGGCAGTACCGCGAGGATCATTGGGCGGGCATTGGTGTGGCACGGCAGATGCGCACCAGTCAGGACGGTGTAAATGCTGGCGTGCGGATGTTGCACGATAACGCAGGCGTTGCCGGCGCACCGATTCTGATTATCAACCGGAAGATGCTCGAACCTGCCGACGGTGTTTGGTCAGTTGGTCCGCACAAGGTTTATTACACCACCGAAGATTTTGAAGGCGGTGACATTCGCCAGGCGATGAATTGGATTATCACGCCGAGCTTGCAAGCCGAGACAATGAACATCATCCAGTTCTGGATGCACGCCGCCGAAGAAGAAACTGGTATGCCGATGCTGCTGCAAGGCCAGCAAGACCAGACGCAGAAGACCTTGGGCGAAGCGCAGATGCTCAACAACAACGGCTCGGCATTGTTGCGCCGGGTGACGAACATCTACGACGACGACGTAACCAAGCACCACATCGGCGCGTACTACGAATATCTGTTGCTCCACGGCGAGGATGATTCGGTCAAGGGTGACTTTACGATTGATGCGCTGGGTAGTTCGGTACTGATCGAGCGCGATGCACAAGGGCAAGTGTTGATGCAGATGCTCGGCATGAGTCTGAACCCAGCATACGGCGCTGACCCTGAGTTGGTCTATAAGGAATTCCTGTTGTCGCAACGCTTTGATCCAGAGAAGCTGAAATACACCGACGAGAAGAAGGCTGAAATGGCCAAACGTCCGCCACCGGAAGATCCGCGAGTCACGGCGGCAAAGATCATGGCGCAAAGCAAGATCGACATCGAGAAGCTGGACGACAAAGATCAGGCCGACCACGCGGCTGCGCAGGCGCATTTGCAGATGAACGATCAGCAATTCCGCTCCGCCGAGGCAGAGAAAGACCGGAATCTGTCGCTGATGATCGAGCAAGGCAACAAGAAAATCGAGCGGCAGCGACTGGCCGGCGCGAGCGCGCAGACAATCCAGCAATTGAAGGTGAAATTGGCCGAAAAGACTATGGCCTTGCAGATGCAGGACAAGTTATCCCTGCGCGCATTCAATCAAAGCAACGATCATGCAGCCGCAAATCACATGGTCAATTTACACAAGCACCGAACCCCAGCGGCCGCAACGCCGCCGACCGAGCCTGTTGGCAAAGCTGCGCCAGGGCAATCATTTAGTCAGTAGGAGTCAAATATGGCAACAGTACAACCAACTATTACCGATGTAAGTGGGAACGGGCAGGTATTCAAGGCGGTTTGGGCTTTGACCACGGCAGATCACACTGGCGCCGCGATCAGCGATCGATTCGCCGAGTTTGTTGATCGAACCGTCTACTTCCTTGGAACTTGGGGAGGCGCTACGGCGGCCGTTGAAGGTGGCGACGGAACCACTTATGTCGCTCTGACCGATCCGCAAGGTAATGCGGTTGCCAAAACCGTCGATGGCATCGAGGTCATTACTGAAATTCCACAATTTACGCGCCCGCGCTTAACTGCCGTTGGCGTCGGTGCAACCGTTAACGCCACGATCATCATGCGTCGCGGCTTCAAGAGAGGGTAACGCCATGACCAAAGCAACTGATGCCGCCGACGCAATTCGCCGATTGGCCAAGCAATTCGAGAATATGCAATTTGCCGCCGAAGTGCTGGAAAGCATTGGCAGTTTGGAAAACGCCTTTGACGAAGCAAACAAGGCTAGAGCAGCGGCCGAGGCCGAGCGCGACAAGGTAAAGGAAGAGGTCAAAGTGGCGCGCGAAGCGTTGACGAAAGCCAAAGCGCAAGCCCTTGCGGTAATCGATGATGCCAAGGTTAAGGCCAAGGAAATTGTCGATGCCGCCGAGATTAGTGCTCAAAACTGGTCGGTCATTGCAACCAACAAGGCCAACGATCTGCTTCATGCCGCTGAAACGCAGTTAGCGAACGCCAAAGACGAGTCGGCGCGACTGGTGAATGCAGCGAATCTCAATGTGCGCGACTTGAAAGACGTTGCCGAGCAACTGGAATCAGCGAACAACGCCAAGCGCGCAGAAGCGGAAGCCATTGAGAGTAGAATTGCCAATGCGCAATCCAAGATTGCCAAACTACTCGGGGGATCGTGATGCCAAAGTCGACACCAACTTGCAACAGTGCCGTGAATCTTCTTTATCGCGCCGTTACTTGGGCGAACATTGCCGAGAACGCTTCTGCCTCGCCGATCACCGATATTTATGTTGGGCTTCATACGGGCAATCTGACGGCTGCGACGGACTCGCAAGCGGAGAACGAAACCGCTTATACGAACTATGTCCGTGTCGCAGCGGCACGCCCTGCTGGATGGGATGCCGCTTCTGGTGGCGCGACGCAGAATGCCGCGACGATCAGTTTTGCTCAATGCGGTGTGACCGGGGCAACGCTGACGCACGTTTCAACAGGTAAAACTTCTGCTGGCGCAACGTCGGTTTTCCATTACGGCGCGCTGAATTCTTCGCTTGCTGTGTCGTCGGGCATCACGCCACAGTTTGCTGCTGGCGCTTTGACGGTGACTGAAAGTTAAGTGAGGCAGAATATGGCAGACCAACGCACGGCGACAGAGAAAAAGCTGTGGGACAGCATTGGTCCCCCGCTGTATTACTGCGCTGATTGCATGAAGGCGGTGAGCGTTACGCCGGTAGAAGGTGGCGAGCCGATCATCAAGCGGCCTTGCGGTGAACAGTGCCAGCAGCAAATCATCGCGCCGCGCAAGGCTATTTGTGTCGGGCATGGCGGGGCAAGTCTGATGACCAAAGCGCAGATTGGCTGGATGCGCTTGCTGTCCTTGTTGACGCGGAGAACAGTCATTTGAATCCCGTTGTTGCGTGGCTCTTGTCTGTTGGGCGCGCGAGCATGGATGGCCGCGAGGTTGTTACGCCGGACGGCGTGGCGATTGCCGCAGTTTTAGCCGCAGCGGATGGCAGACACGCCGACGAAGTGGCCGAGGCCATTCGTTTATTGAATGAGGTTGCGGGATGATCGGCTTTGCCAATGCGACGGCGCTGGTGGATGCCGAGATTGCGGGCAATGCGAAGTATCTGTCGTTTCGCAAAGTGCCTGCGGTGGTGACTGGTGCAGGGACTTGGTACGATTACAGTATGTCGCCGGGCAATCCGACGCCGCAATACTATGCGGCTGCCCCATTGGTCGCCCAGGTGCTTGCTCGATCAACGGACGGCGGAATCAATCACGGCGAGAATGTCAGCCCGTCACAGAAGTATCTGAGAAAACTGACGGCAATGGCGGTCGCAGCAGCAGGGGTTCCGCAGCGGCTGTATTTGCTTGATTACCTGATGTTCTATCCGTTTTGCGATATGGGCTCGCCGGATCAGCAGGACATGACCAACACGCAAGTCTTGACGCGCTACACCGATGGCGTCGGCGTGCGGATCATGCCGGTGTTGGTCGCGCCGCACGGACTTTCAGGGGACACGTTTTTTGTGACCTACACTAACTCTGCGGGTGTCGCTGGACGGGTGACGCCGCTACACAGGATGTCGACGGCAATCGCCGTCAATGGCACGATCTTGACGACACAGCAATCCGGGACCGGAAGATTTGGCCCGTTTATGACGTTGCAAGAAGGTGACATTGGGGTGCAAAGTATCGAGGCCGTTCAATGCACTGCCGGCACGGACGTAGGGCTGTTCACACTGGTATTGGTAGCACCGTTAGCTGAAATGACGATACGCGAAATTACCGCACCAACCGAGAAAGACTTTTATTTGCAGTCTGGTGGCAAGGTTCCTCAGATTGTGGATGACGCTTATCTCAACTTCATTACCTGCCCGAACGGGTCGCTCACTGGCGTACCGCTGTTTGGTGACGCTACATTTATCTGGAACTAGGGGAGCACTATGGCAGGATTTTCTTCACTTGATGACCTGATTTCGGAAATGACGGTTAACGGGAAGTTCCGCCGCGCCGACTGGAATAAACTGACGCACGCCGTCGGCACTCAAGCTGCGGGTCTTTGGTACGCACTACCTCACTCAACCGGCAATCCGCCAGCGATGACGCTGGGCGCGGTGGGAACGAACCTCGCATTTCACAACGCTTCTGATCGCTCGACTGGCGCGCTGCCTCACGGCGGTGACGTAACGCCTAATACAAAGCACATTCTCAATGCGTCGGCGTTCTCTGCGGCGGCGACCACAATGCCGGCCATTTTCATGCTGGTGGATATGATTGGCTGGTATCCGGTGACGACGACGACAACGACTGGTAATCAGGCGTTAATCAACGCCAAAACATTTACTGCAACGGCGGCGACCCCGGCGGTGCTGACGCTTGCTGCGACATGGGACATGCAAGAAG